CGCGCAGGCTGATGGACCAGGCCGGCGCGTCGCCGGTCTCGATGCGCCGCACGCTGATGGGGCCCATGCAGAGCCACGGCAGCTTGTCCGCCTCCTTGTCGCTCGGCACGTCGTCGCGGATCTTCTTGCCCACGAGCGCCGTCACCGCCGGCGAGGCGCGCAGCAGCATGCCGATCTGGTTCCGGAGTGCGAGCTCGGGCGTCACAGGTCCCCCTCGAGGGTTTCGGCCTGGTGCAGCTCGCGTTCCTCCATCACCCCGTCGACCGCGGGGTAGAAGAACGGCTGCGCTGCTGTGCCGGGATGGGTGCGCTCGGACATCCGGCTCGCATCTGCGACGCGGAAGCGGCGGCCGGTGACCGGGTTGAAGGCGCCGGCGCGCGAGCTGCGGCCGGTCTCGACGTTGACCGTGGTGCCGCGGCGGCCGCCGCGGATGCCGCCCTGGGTGCCCGTCTCCACCAGGAAGGCGTAATCCAGGTCGTACCAGCGGCCGCGGCCGTGCGTAGCGCTCGCGGTGACGGTGAAGAGGCCATCCTCGCCGGTGGCCTTGATGCCGCCGTAGAGGCGACCCGTGTCCTGCGGGACGTTGGCCTGTGCGCGCCGGACGATCTCGTCGGCCGCACTACTGTCGACCGCCCGCGAGCGAAGCACCATGCGTACGGTGTACTGCGCGAGAGCATCCGCGAAGGCGTCGACGCCGTGGACGGCCGCCCAGCCGAAGCGGGCGGTCGTGACCAGGCCGCCGATCATGCGGAGCCCTTCTTCAGGGAGACCTTGAGGTAGAGCCACCCGGAGCGGTCGCCGGGCGGCGCCGACTCGATCGCGTAGTCCCGGCCGTCGACGGTGACGCGATCGGCGATCGTCAGCGCCCGGGTGCGCGGGGTGTCGCGCACGACGAGCGTGCCCTGGATCGCGTCGGTGAGGGAGCCGGCCTCCGCCATAGCCCGGCCGGACAGCGGCCGGAACTCGGCGCGGACCGTGAACAGGTCCTGGTACCCGCCGCGGCTCTCGAAGCCGTCGTCGTCGAGCTGTGGGCGCCCCCGAAAGGTCGCCCGCTTGTCGAGCCGTCCCGCCTGCATGGCGCTACACCGCCACGCGGCGGAACGGCGCCAGCAGGCGGTCCACCGTCGGGTTGTCGACGAGGTTCGCCTGGACCTTGCCGTCGCGCTGGTCGAACAGGTCGGCGACCAGGAGCAGGATCGCGGAGCGGATCGGCGATGGCACGGCCTCGCCGGCGTCGCCGTACCCGGCGCGGAAGGTGATGCGCCAGGCCTCCGGATCGAAGTCGTAGGCGGGCCAGGCCGCGCCGCGGGCGGGCACGACGGCGACGCGGTCGGCCGTCATCGCCACCGTGCGCCAGGCGCTCGTCGGCAGGACGGCGTAGACGCCGCCCTGGAGCACCTCGACCGTCGTCACGGCCTGGATGGGCACCAGGTCGAGCACGAAGCCGGGCAGGCCGCCGGCGGCCGCCATCGGCCGCGGCGCCGTCGCCAGCCACACCTGGCTCACCAGGGCGCGGTTGAGGACCCCGGTGCGGCCGTCGACATGCGCGGTGGCCGCGTCGATGGCCGCCTCGATGTCGAGGTCCTCGCCGTCGTCGTCCTCGTCGAGGCGCAGATGCCGGCGGGCGCGGGGCACGTCGACCACCGCCGCCGTCGGCGCCTCGAGGCGCCGATAGACGAGCGGCGCCTCGCAGCGTGCGGGCCGATGAAGGTCGACGAGCACAGTCATTCCGCCCTGTCGGCGGGCGCCAGGCGCTCGGCCCGGGCGGCGACAGCCGCGTCGAACTCGGCGTCGTCCTTCGGGGCCCGGGCCCACTTCTCGGCGAGGGCGACCGTCGCCAGATCGCCCTCGACTGGGTCGCCCTTCTCGAAGCGCTGCGGATAGGCGTTGCCGTCGGGGGCGCCGTCGAAGGTCTTCACGGTGATGCCGCGGGTCATCCGGACCGTCCTGCTGTGCGGAGTGCGGGCGGCCGGGCCCGAGGGCCCGGCCGGCGTGGGTCAGGCGTTCACCGCCACCTTGTGCAGGCGCAGGCAGGTCGGATCGGTGACGCCACCGCCGACGCGCTTGCGGCTGTAGAACTGCACGAAGGGCTTCTGGCTGTAGGGGTCGCGCAGGACCTGGACGCCGATGCGATCGACGACGAGGTAGCCGCGCTGCCAGTCGCCGAAGGCGATCGGCAGGGCATTCGCCGCCACGTCCGGCATCGCCGCCAGCTCGGCGACGGGGAAGCCGAGGATGGTCGCCGGATCGCCGACCTGCGTCGACGGCTCCCACAGGTAGCGGCCCTGACCGTCCTTCAGCTTGCGGATCGCCCCCTGGGTTTTGCGGTTCATGATGAAGGCCGCGTTCGGGGTCCGCTCGCTCGGCAGATCGTGCACCAGGTCGATGAGGCCGTCCGCAGCGAGGGCGGACGCGGCGCCGCTGTTCACGGTCGGGATCGCGCCCCAGGGGTGCGGGGTGCCGCTGGCGTACTGGAGGAGGCCTTTCGGCTTCTGAATGCCGTCGCCGTTCACGAAGGCGAGGCCCTCCTGGTACGCCATCTCGGTCATCACCTCGTCGCCGAGCCAGGCACCGATGTCGATGAGGGCATCCTCGAGGAGCTGCTGCGAGGCGATCGGCATCGCGTACAGCTCGCCGGTGGTGAAGGTCGCCTGCTGGAACTGGGCGTTGCCGGTGCCGGGGCGCGCCGTGGTCTCCCCGACCCAGCCCGAGGCAGTCGCGCGATCGTTGTAGACCTTGGTGAAGCCGGTGCTCGAGATCGAGATCACGCGGGCGAGGGTGCGCATCGCCGAGACGATCTTGAGCTTGTCGGTGATGGTCCGGTCCCACTCGACGGGGGCGAGGAGGCCGCCATCCGGGTTCGAGCCGACCGACAGGGTGGCGCGCGGGCCGGCGAACTGCTGGGCCTTGATGGCGCTCTCGCCGTCGCCCGTGCGGGCGTAGGCGGTGAAGGCAGTGTTGTAGGCCGCGTCGTCGCCCGGCCGCGGCGCACCGCCGCCGGTGATCGCCGCGGCGGCGATCTTGATGGCCAGCTCGCTCAGGGAGGCCTGCAGCTCGCCGACGGCGGCGTTGATGCGGTCGACCTTCTCGTTGGTCACCACGTCTTCCTTGCCGGCCTTGGCGGCGAGCTTCGTCTCGTTCTCGGCCTTGAAGGCGTTGAAGGCCTGCTGGAGCTGGGCCAGCACCGCCATCGGATCGCTGGCGTCGGCGCGGAAGGTCGCGCCGAGGATGCCGCGCGGCATGGCGGTCGCGGCGCCGACGCCGGCGATCGCCAGGAACGGCGCGGCGGCCGGGAGCGCGCCGGCGGCCTGGAGCAGCTCGCCCATGGCGTAGGCGTCGGACACGGCGAAGAGGGCCGCCAGCGCGAGCGCCGCGGCCAGGAACAGGTTCTTCATGGTGATGGAGGCTTTCTGCGGTCCGGCCTGGGGATCAGGAACGGAGTGAGGCGATCAGCTCGGCGGCGGCGCCGAGCCAGTTCGGGTCGCCAGCGCCAGGCGTGGCGGAGGGTCGGGCAGCGTCGTGCGTGCCCTTCACTTTCGAGATCAGCTCGCGGGCCTGCGTCCGCGGCATGGAGCGGCAGAGGGCCAGCTCCATCTTGCGGACGGCGTTGCCCGCCCGGGCGGAGGCGCCGGCCTCCTCGTCGAGGACGGAGGCGTCGGCGCCCATGACGCCGTCGGCGAAGCCGCGCTCTACCGCCAGATCGGCGCCCATGTACGTCTCGGCGTCCATCCACCCGGCGATCGCCGCCTCGTCGGAGCCGGTGCGGGCCGCGTAGACGCCGACCATGGCGGCGTCGAAGGGCTCGAGGAAGGCGGCCGTCTCGGCGAAGTCGTGCCGGTTGCCGACGGCCACGACCCAGCAGTTGTGGATCATGATGAAGGCGGCCGCGCCGATCTGGATGTCCTCGCCGGCCATGGCGATGATCGAGGCGGCCGACGCTGCGAGCCCGAACACCTTCACCGTCACCTTGCCGGGGTGCTGGAGGAGGCGGTTGTAGATGGCGATCCCCTCGAACATGTCCCCGCCGGGGCTGTTGATGTGGATCTCCACGTCGGCCGAGCCGAAGCCGGTGAGCGCCTGGTCGACGCTCTCGAGCGTGACCGCGTGGTCGCTCCAGTAGTCCCGGCCGATGACGTCGAACATGCGGATCACGTTCGGGCCCGACTCGGCCGCGCGGATCGCCGGGTTCCAGCGGTCGTAGACCTCCGGCTTCGACAGGGCGGCCACGTCGACCTTACCCGGCAGCTTGATCCGGCCTGGGCGCTCCCGCGCCAGGACGCGAAGGCCACGCGCTGCTGCCGCCGCGGCGCCGTCGATCAGCACCACGCGCCTACCGCTCGCGGTCATGGTTATCCTCCGGAGGATCGTGCTCGTCGGGCTCGTCGGCGGTAGCGGGCGCCATGTTCAGCGCGACCTGGTAGATGTCGCCGCCCTCGATCGCGTCCTCGTCCTCGAGGGCGCGGACATCGTTCGCGGAAAGCCAGCCCCATTGGCGGCCGACGGCGTAGGCCGCGTAGCGGGTCTTGATGTCGCCCCGCACCAGCGCGTTGATGTTGAACCGGGCGTAGAGGTCCGGCTCGCCTGGCGTCAGGTCCCGCTCGATGGCCTCGGTCCACATCGTGAGCGAGTCTTGGAGGGTGTAGGCCACGAAGCCCCGGCCCATGTTCTCCAGGCCGTTGCCGAAGCTGGTCGCCTTCGAGGTGAGCCCGAGCATGTGTGGGGGCACGCCGAAGAATTGGGCGACCTCGTACTGCGAAAACTCGCGGCTCTGGATGAACTGAGCGTCGACGTTGTTCAGGCCGAGCCGGTCATAGGTCATCCCGTCTTGCAGGATGAGGTTCTTGTGGGCGTTCTCGGCCCCGCGATAGGCCTCCAGGGAGTCCCGAAGCGCCTGGACGCCTTCGGGGCCGAGCTTGCCCTTCGCCTGAAGCACCCCGCCGATCGAGGTGCCGTTGCGGAACATGGTCGAGGCGTGCTTCGCGGTGGCCAGCGCCTCGCCGATGGTCTCGCGGGCGTAGGTGAGCACCGAGACGCCGTTCACCCCGTCGAGGGTCAGCCCGCAGAGGTAGAACACGTCCGACTGCGGGAAATCGACCGTCGAGCCGTTCGCCCGCGTGTAGCGGAAGGAGAGCTTGAGGGTGCTTCGGTCCTGGATCACCTGGACCCGGTCGGGGTCCAGGGGGTGCAGGGCGATTATGCGGCGGCCCAGGCGCACGATCTGCGCGAAGGCCTTGCCCCGCAGGAGCACGCAGGCCTGCATGTACCGGCGGAACTGGCTCGGCGTCTGCCAAGCGTTCGGCCGCCGGCGCAGCACCTCCCACAGGGGGTGATCGTCGGCGTCCTGACGAGTGCGCCGGGTGGACGCGCGCACTCGTCAGGAC